CAATTCCGACATTCAGAACGGCCATTGTCGCGGCATGAAGGCGCCCCGGCGAGGTATGAAATCACGGACCCGCCTACCGTTCGTCGGATGAAGAAATATATTTGCGCCGGGGCACACTTGCCCCATTGACGGCGGGGCAAGTTTGCCTAAGAATCGCTCTCCATGGCATCAACCACGGAGCAGCAGATGAACGACGAGCGACTTGTCTCCCGGACGTTCCCCGACCGCCGCGTCGCCACCGCCGACCGCCGCGTTGACTTCGACCCGACGGTTCCGAACCGTCGCGCGACCGACCGCCGTGAAATGGACAACGCGCTGATCCGGCAGGACTTCAAGCACAGCGAGCGCCGGTTCACCGGCGAATCAGTCACGGATTGGAGCAAGTTGTGAGCGCCGTCCCGGCCTTCCGGCCCCTCCAATTGCATGACAACCTGCCGGCACGGATCACTCGCATCTGGTCGCGCACGTACCGGCCCACGGTCGCGCTGTTCTTCCACTACCCGCACCCGGACCTCGATGCCGACGCCTCGGTGACCGACCCGCGCCAAGCCACCCGGGCGCAAGCCGCGGCGGCGCTTCGGTTCGCCCGGGGCCAGAAGGCGCGCATCGAGGCGGGGCAAGGCACCTACGGGATCGAATTGCATCCGGGGGAACTGCCCGCGGCGCTGCGCTCGTTGCCGGCCGCGAGGGGAGCGCGATGACCCGCCGCCTTTGCATCCCCTGCGCGCTCGTCGTGGCCGGCACTGTCGCCTTCTGGTGCGGTGTAGCTTGGGCGGTGTTCGCATGAACGCGAACCGCATCGTGCCCCTGCGCCGCCGCGAGATCCGCAGCGAGCGCGAGTTCGCAAACGACTTCCTGCACACCTATCCCGGCGTGCGCGTCATGCCAAAGCCGGAACGCGCCGGAGCGTCGCCGCTGCGTTGGTTTTTCCTGGCCCTCGGGTTGGTCGCTGCGGTCCTCCTCGCCGCTCACTTCCTGGCGAGGGTCGCATGAGCACGGCCCGCCGCCGCGCAACCGATGTCGTCGCCGTACTCCCGCGCCGCCCTGGCGTGGCCATCGGCTCGCGCTGGACCCCGGCGCACGCCATCGTCCGCGACCCTGATTCGGGGATGTATTTCGAGCGCAATCCGCCGATGGATACCGCCGCCGAGCTTGACGTACAGAAGGCGCTTTTGACGCAGCGCGAAAACAACCGCTGGCGCTATTGGGCCGCCGCCATGGCGCTACCGGTCGCCGCTTACTTCCTCCTGAAAGGCTTCGCCCAATGAAGGCTTGGCTACGCCGACTGCTGGCAGTCCTGCGCGGCGATGCCGTCTACGTCTCCAGAGATTACCTGGCCCGCCTGCACGCTCGCGTCGATCAGGCCGACCGCCGAGCCCTCGCCCAGCGCAAGTCCCGCGCCGAGCGAGCGGCGCTCGCCAACCCCAACCCGGAACAGCCGCAATGAACGCAACCGCCCAAATGGAAATCATCGACGCGCCGCCGCGCGCCCTCGCCGTCACTACGCCGAGCGACTTGCTGGCGATGGCGGTGCAGCAAGGAGCCGACCTCGACAAGCTGGAGCGGCTGATGGCGCTGCAGGAGCGGTGGGAGGCGGCCCAAGCGAAGCGCGCCTACAACGAGGCGTTTTCCGCGTTCAAGGCCGAAGCCGTCCGCATCTTCAAAAACAAGGTTGTCACGGACGGCCCGCTGAAAGGCAAGCGCTACGCCGAACTGTTCGCCGTGGTCAATGCCGTTACTCCCGCCCTGTCGGCCAACGGCCTGAGCGCCGCCTGGAGCGTGACCAAGGACGATAAAGACTGGATCGAGGTGACCTGCACGCTCAAGCATGTCGGCGGTCACACCGAATCCGTGTCGATGGGCGGCCCGCCCGATGCCAGCGGCGCGAAGAACGCGATGCAGGCCCGGGCCTCGACGGTCTCCTACCTGGAGAGGTACACCCTCAAGGCGATCACCGGCCTGTCGGAGCAGGGTGACGACGACAACGGAGGACGCGGACAGGAGGAGGTGGGCGAGAACCCGCTGCTCGAGGACGGCCAAGCCGCCGCAATGGAAGGGATGAAGTCGCTGACGGCCTGGTGGGGATCGCTCACCGCGAAGGATCGCGCGGGCCTGAACAAGCAGTACCCGAGCCTTCGGAGAGCAGCGGAGGCGGCCGATGCTGATCGGTGAAACTCTCTTTCGCTGTTCCTCGCTCGGCAAGCTGATGACCGAGCCGAAGTCGAAAAGCGAGGTTCTGTCGGTCGGCGCGAAGACCTACGTGCGCGAGCTCGCCGCTCAAGCGATCTTTGGCGTGGACTTCGAGGTTTCGTCTAAGTACATGGAGAAGGGAACGCTAGTCGAGGGGGAGTCAATCGCCCTGCTGAACCGGGTTCGCGGGCTGGCGCTTACGAAGAATACCGAGCGCCGGGCGAACGAGTGGATCTGCGGCGAGGCTGACACGTTCGACGTGCCGCGCCGCCGTGGGCACGATGTCAAGTCGTCCTGGTCGTTCGCTACCTTCCCCATCTGCTTGACCGACTGCGTAGACAAAGCCTATGAGTGGCAGATGCGCGGCTATATGGCACTTTGGGATGCCGAGGAGTGGGAAGTGAACTACTGCTTGGTGAACACCCCGGAGCATCTGATCGGCCACGAGCCGGTGACGATGCATTTTGTCGATCACGTTCCCGAGCATATGCGGGTGACGACATGGACGGTACCCCGGGACCGAGCGCTCGAGGCGACGATGGTCGAGAAGGTGAAGGCAGCCCGCTCCTACTTCGCCGAAGTGGTCGCGGAGTTCGCGGAGTTGCACCCGGCGCCGCTGCTAGAGGCTGCATGAACGGCTCCTACACCGCCGCCGAGCGCGCCCACGTTGGCCGGGTGAAGGGCTTGCCTTGCTCGGTCTGTGATACGCCCGGACCCAGCGCCGCGCATCACATCGAGCAGGGGGAGCATTACACCGTCGTTGCCCTGTGCGAGGACTGCCACCAAGGCGCGAGCAACGGCTGGCATGGGCGCCGAGTGATCTGGAAGATTCGGAAGATGGACGAGCTCGACGCCTTGAACGTGACGATCGGCCGGCTGGTGAAGGAATTCGCATGAGCGCCATTCCCGCCGCCAGCGTGAAGGTGTCCACCCTCGTCGATGGCACGCTCAGAATCGTGTGCGACATCGAGCCCGGCGACGCGCAAGCCGCGTTCCGGCTGTTCGCCACCCCGGGCACGCCCATGGCCCTGGCCGCGCTCAAGACAGCATCGAGCAAGCCCGAGAAGGAGGAGCGGCCGTTTCGGGGGGAGTTGTGCCGATGGGCGGCGATGCGCTGCCAGGAGCCCGAGTTTGCGGCGTTCCTCGAATCTACCTATCCCGCCCTATGGGCCGAGCATTTCCTCGGCGACGGCAAGCCTGCAGATGAAGCCGCGGCCGAGGTTGTCCGCAACCTGTGCGGTGTCGCCAGTCGCGTGGAGCTCGATACGAACGAAGCGGCGGCGGCCCTGTTGCATTCGAGCGTGAGGAAGCCCTATTCCGTTTGGTTGAAAGCGAATCCGAAATGAGCGAGGGAGCCATGCTGACAGACGAGCAGATCGACGCGATGTTCGATGCGACCTTTACTGGCGGCCATCCGCATCACACCTTTGCCCGCGCTATTGAGAGCGCAGTACGCGAGAAGGGCGGGGAGTCGGAGCCCAAGACCGAAGCCGAGAAACTGCTCCCGCACGCCTACCTGTTCGCCAAGGTGGCAATGGTCATGCCGCTATTCGAGGAGGCGCGCGACGCCCTGACCGCCATCCGCGAAGACCAGCGAATCCGCCACGGCATCCGCAAGGACTTGGCCGACCGCATGGACATCGCCGGCACTTACAGCCTCGACGACTGGCTCGCAGCCTCTCCCTCTGTAGCCGGTATGCCGGCCCCCTCAGAGCCGCGCTATTCGTTGTCCCAAATCGCTGATGCCTGCATGTATGCGGAGGTGCCGGACAGCAAATATGAATCGATAACTATTGCACTCGCTGATATGGCCGCGTCGTCTCCGGCTCCGTCGGGCACCTCGACGCCTTCGGAGGGCGCATGAACACAGACAGCGACATCCTCGCGGCCAATCCTTTCGAGGGCGACTTCGGGGCGCCGGGCGACCGCACGCTGAAAGACCGCCTCGGGGTGGCACGCAAGGCCGGACCCTGCCACGACTGCCGGCAGACGATTCAACCCGGCGAGCGGGTAAGGATGCGTTCGGACATTTGTGACGGCGAACTGATGTCGTTTCGCTGGTGTGCGCTTTGCTGCTCCGCAATGGCCCTCAGTTGGACCGACGGCGGGGAGGCGTGGGAGGCAAGGCTCGCCATGCGCGCCAACCTACGAGGAGCAAACGATGCATGACGGAGCCGAAGCGCCGGGATCGGATGACCAAGCCGCTCGGGATCGGGGGCCAGTACATGAACCCCTGCGGGA